TTGATCCAAATGCTGAATTGCCGGATCAGCGGCGCCACCGCGTCGCTCAACACCGCAGCCATCGAGAGCCCCAGGGCGGTAAAGGCGACATTGAGCTCGCCCACCGCCATCCGGTATTTGCGAAATGAGACAGCTTCCTCATCGGTGATCGTCTTGAACGCCTGCGCCCGCCTGATCGCCTCGTCCTGGCTGATGCCGGACGCCTTGAGGTCCGCGACATATTCGGCCAGCCCGCTCGCGTGCAGCCGTGTCGCCTCGGCGGCGCGCTCCTGCGCGTTTTCGATGCCGTACAAGTATCGGATGACGTCGGGGAATAGATCGGCACCGTCGCGCAACTTGCCGTTAAAATCGGTGATCGCGATCCCGGCCCGGGCGAAGGTCTGATTGGCGAGCGGATCGAAGCCTAGGCGGGCGGCATAGGCGCCTTCCGTCAGCCCCTTGAGCCCCGCGGTCAACGTATTGACATCGGCGCCGATCAGTTGCGCGGCGTTTTGCAAGGTCTGAAGTTTCGGGACCGTGGTGCCGATCGCGTCGGCGTTGCGCTCTAGGGTTTGCGCCATATCGGCGAAGCTGCCCGTTAGCTTGAGCACGCCGGCGATCGAGGCGGCGCCGGTGATCGCGGCGAGCGGCGGGACAATACGCTCTAGCGAACGGAAGGCGCCGAGGGCGGACTTCGCGATCTTGTCGAAGCCCTCGGACACCTTCCCCAATCCGCTCACATCGACGAATCGAGCGAGCGCGCGTTGCTGGCGTTCGAGCGGCGCGCGGAGTTGCTGAACGCGCCGGTTGATCGCCTCGATTTTGGCGGTCGCTTCGTCGACGACCGTGTAAGTAACGGAATAACCCGCCACTAGCCGCTATCCCTCGGTTGTTATCGATTCGTTCCGCGGGCCGACTCTTCGCGTTCGGCGATGCGGTGTTGCTGTTCGAGCCACCACATGAGCCGCGACCCGGTCATGTTCCATGCGGCGTCGGGGGGCCAGCCCCACCAGCGGGTCAGGTCGGCGATCAAATCCCGCCAATTGGGGGGCCACCGCTGACATAGCGCGCTAAAAAATCGGACGCCTCGCGAATTTGAGTGACGCGCATCTTTTTGACGACGGCGGCGGGCACGCCTGCCACCTGGGCGATGAGCGCATGGGAGTATTTGCGCAAGTTCGGGTAGGTCACGCCGTTTGCAAGTTCGAGCTCGGCGCGCTCTAGCTGGTCGCCGGTCGGCTCGCGCAGATGCAGCACCGCGTAGGTCTTGCCGCCGAGCTCGATCGGCGGGTCGATCTCGATGTCGAGGAAGACCGGGAGCTCGTCATCAGCGCCGGCGGTATCGTCGCTGAACTGAGCCACGCCGTTCGACATCAGCCGGGGGGCGGGGTCGCTCATGCGGCTTGCTCGGAAACGTCGATGCCCTCAAAGCGGACCTGAAAGGTCCCCTCCGCGGCGCGGACCTCGAGCGCGGAGGTGTTCCACATATTGGCGCCGGTGACGATCTTGCCGTTGGCAAGCTGCACCTGGACCTCGACGCAGCGCATCGTGTTGAAGTCGCCGACAGTGATCGAGCCCGAGTCGCGCAGCGTCGCCTCGATATGCCCTTGCATGGGCACCTCCGAGAACCCGTGCACGGCGTCGAGGCCGACGAGGGTCTCCCGTTTCCATTTGGTCGGGCTCCATGTCACGTCGGAAACGACCATGAATGATGCCCCGTCAATACTCACCCCGGTTATACCGGCAAGCCGTTCGCAATTAGCCATTGCGATCTCCTTTCGGGTTTGGATAGGCTGTAAAAGTCATGGCGAAGCCGGGCATGGCTGGGCACCGCACGACTAGGCAAGGCAAGGCCGGCATTGCGCCGGCCTTAGCTCTTTCTGAACTGCAACAGGATCGCGATCTGCCGCAGTTGATTTACGAGGTCGACCGGCGCGAGGATTTTCACGAGCCCGCCGCCGGCATCCTCGGCGACGATGTTTTTCGCGAAAGTGTCCGCGTTTTGGACATAGCCGCCGGCCTGCAAGGCGCGGTATTCGGCGACGCAACTTGCCTTTATCATCGCGGCGGTGACGGTGTTCGAGCCGGCCAGCACAGGGGTTCCATCGGAAACCAGCTTCTTTCTGGCATAGCGGGTCAGCAAATAATTCGACAGATCGCGGGCGACGTACATCAGCCCATACATCGTCTCAACGTCGAGATAGCTGTCGTCGGCGGCGCCGCTCGCGGTCTTTTGATAAGTGGTCGCCATCCTCTCGATGATGACGCTGCCGTCATCCCCTACCCGGAAGGTGCTGATCCCGTCGTAGAGCAAGGTATTGCGCTCGCCGATGTCGAGGCGGCTTTGCACCGGCGGTGCCTTTAATCGCGTGCCGATGTATTGCAGAGGCAGGCCGGGATCGACGCGCAGGCTCGCGGCGCAGTAGGCGCCGATCTGCGCCGCCCACACCCATGACGGGTCGGGGCAATCGTCGTTGACGCCCATCACCGACATATGCTGATCGTTGCGCGCGGTCCCAAAGGCGGTGAGCTCGCCGAGCGTGCCGCGAAAGGCGCTGAAGGCGCCGCCGTAGAGCATTTGCTCCCAGGACCAGCGCCCCTGGTAATCCGACAGGAAAGCCTCCATCGCGTCGAGGTTCGCCGTGTCGGTGTAGGGGGTGATGACGAAATCATAGGTTTGATCGGAAAGGTTCGCGAGGCCCACGGAGATGTCCGGGTCGGCGGTGCCGCCGGTCATCGCGACGAACGTCACGCCGACGCCGCCGGGTAGATACTCGCCGCCGGCGGCGCCGAGGAAATTGACGCGAAGATCGATGTCGTTGCCGAGCTCGCCCTTGTGACGGGCGTGCACACTGACCTGTGCGGCGAGCACGGTCGCGGTGACCAGTAGATCGAGGTCCGCGTCGATCGCGTCCTTGATCGCCGTAGCGATCACGGTGTCGGCGTCGTTGAGGTTGCACCCCACTTGGACCCGGCGCCCGCCGATGTAGAGGTTGAGCGTCCCGGGCGTCGTGCATGGTCCGGTGACGTCGATCGATCCCGATGCCGCGACGCTGGCGGGATTGTCGTGGAATGGCAGAATCCACAGGTCGCCGAAATTGTCGCCCATCAGATAGTTCTCGGCCATGTCGGCAAGGATCGAGCCCCGACCGCAGAGGGTTTGCACCTGAGTCAGCGATTGAACCTCGACCGGGATCAGCGGCGTCGCGCTGCCGGTGGCGAGAATTTGGCCCAGGATCAGCGAGCGTTGCAGTTCCGTCGCCGTGTTCGCCTGCGACGGGTCCATTTCGACGTACACGCCCGGTACGCGATTGGAATCAGGGTAATATGTGAAATTTATTGCCAAGTTACGCACTCCTCTTCGACTTGCGCTGATTGTGGGCGCACCACAACGGACGCAGGTTTGTGTAGTGAAAGCAGTCCAACACTTGATTGTGCTGCGTCAGATCGAAGTCAGCGCATGGCTTGATATGATCGATTTCCCAGCCACCGCGCCCGTAGTTGCCCCACGACATGCCGGACACGAATTGCGATCCCAGGTGCGCGACTAGATCGCCCTTGCTGCAACCAATGATGCCGCGCAGCTTGCAATCAGATCGCCAGTCGCGACCACTATCGCGATGCTTTAATGCCTGCCACAGCGTCTTGCGCAAACTGCATCCGATGTCATTCCCCGGTCGCTTCCGCCATAAGTGGAAAGCGAGACGGCGACGCTCCGGATTGTTCGCGTTCCATCGCTTGACTGCGACAAGGTGCTGTTCTGGATTGGCGGCGCGATAAGCCGCCGCCCTTGCGGCAAGTTCCGCGCGATGGGAAGCGGCATATTTACGTTCGGCTGCGCGATGGGCGCGCTCCAATTCAGACCTCCTTAGTCTCGGCGGCGCGGTGCTGGCGCCGCTCCGCGACCTCGACGACGTCGCCGTCGCGCAGGCGGCGGGTCCAGTATTGATTGAGCGGGACCTCCCGCTCGGTGTCAGGTTCCATCAAGACCTTGGTGATCGGGTCGCGCAGCCTGCGGCCCGGTGCGAGTTTGACCTTCATGGTTGCGCCTCCTTGACAGGGTTGTCGGCAGCGGGAGCGGGCCAAGGCCCATCGGTGGGTGGCGGATAGGGCGGGTCGCCGATCGGGAGCACGACAACCGCGGCAGGACTGTCGCCAACGGGTGCGATCGCCCCCGGCGCCTTGAAGATGTCGAGCTCGATGGTGTCGAGGTCGACCGCCGGGTCGGGGTCGAGCCAGCCATCGAGCTCGGTTATCTGGTACGGCAGGACGAAGCGCCACGCGTAGAAGAGGCGCGCGCGGTCGAGGTCGAGGAAGCCGCCGCCGAGGAACTGATAACCCTGGTTGTTCGGCACGCGGCAGGCGACCGGCGCCCAATTGAGCATCGCGGAAAAGAGCGCGGCCTCGATCGCGTCGTACTGCATCGCGGGCGTTTGTCCGCGGCGATCGCCGGTCGCATCGAGCTCGACGACGACCTCGATGGTTTTCCGGATGATCTGCCAATACCCGACCATGTTCCGGTTGCCGTCCTCGCCGTCCTGATCCGCGGGCAGGACATAGGCGGCGGGGAGCGCCATGCTGGCGTTGTAGTTTTCGAGCCCCTGTCGGAAGTCCGCGGCGCCGGCGACGCGTCCGGCGAAGGGCGGGCAGTAGGTGCGAAGGTGCTCGATCGTCGGGCCGAGGATCATTTCGTCTGGCGCCACTTGAGCGCGCGGGTGAGCCCATCGCGGACCCGGCGGTCGAGCTCGGG